TTACAATCCACCTATGTATCATGACGTGTGGGAATTGGATATCAAGAGAGCCATTCCATCTCCAAAAGAGACTGATTCAGGGACTTACGCTATTGTGATTTCTGAAGGAAAGCCCCTGGAGAAAATCTCTATGAGAGAAGCTTGTAACTTCCTGTGTGATGAATTTCATAAACACAGGGAGCAACAACTTCAATTGGAACAGAGCCAGACATCCCATCCCATAGTTGTGAAATGTGGAGTTGATGGTTGTCATCAACTCAGAGGATCTTGTATGAAGCATTTGCAAACCCAATGGGGTAATGAAATTTTCTCACGTTATACTTCGATTTTTACCGGAGTTTGTGGTAATGTGCAAGATAATGCCTCACAGTATTTGGATGTGGCAAGGGAATTTTACAATAATTACACTTTGGTACCATTGATTCCATTCCTTGCTTGTGAATGGTCTCTTTTGAATTGGTTCTCCATTTTGTATTATCGTGACGATCTCATTCGTATGTACAGAAGTTGGTCTTGTGCAGGAATTGTATTCTTTTTGAATTTCCTGACTATTCTAACTGCGTGTTTTCGCGAATCAGTCTATTTTCCATGTGTTTTTACACTTGTTTGTTTAGTGTGGGCATATTTCCAAGTGCGTTTGGTGAATTTTGTTAAATACCGATTCTTCGATGAGTTACGACAAAAGCAGACATTGACACATATCCATTCAGCTTGGCAGAATAATATAGTTCGAGCCACATGTGCAGGTGCATCTGTATTGGGTGCTATGTATATGTTGGCAAAAGCTTACAAAAGTTGGAAAAGTTTGAATCTGCAAGGATCATTGGAACCCTTGACTCAGCAAGATATCGATTTGCGTGATGCGGAGACCAATGTTTGGACTCCTATTGCTAAGCGTGAATTACCTATCACTGATTATTCAGGTCGCATGAGTGTTGATCACCTTAATTGCTGTGTTTCTAAAGCATTGGTTTATGGAACTATACATTTGGATGGACAGAACGGTATGATGAATGGATTGATGGTTTCATCTAATGTGATTGTTGTTCCTGATCATTACTTTTCTGAATTTGGAGATGTTTTGGAGTGTACATTTCGGAAATCGCATCCTGATGCAAGTGGAGGTAAATTTGTCGGAAGACTTTGTAAGAGTGCCTCTTATTTGGTACCAGGGACTGATATCCGCATTTGTTACATACCTACAGGTGGATCCTACAAGAATCTTGTCAATTTCTTTCCCGTTGGTGATATGCCGAGTGTACCTTTTCAGATGCAGTGGCGTAAGCGAGATGGAGAATTGATATTGGCAAAAGGATTGACACAACCTGGTGTTGTTCGTACTGTTAAGTCATTCCCTGGTGGAATGTACAAAAATTTGACGATTAATACCTTTGATGGTTTGTGTGGAGCCACCTTAGTATCTGAAACAAATGGTAGCGTTATCCTAGGTATCCACTTGGGTGGTGCTGCAGGCACTCCTCGTGGTTGCTATGGTAGTATCACTCAACAAGATTTGGCCCGTGCTTTTGAAGCTCTTAGGAGCATTGAGGGTGTGGTTTTATCTGGTGGTGCTGGCAAGTTTGAAACGCAGGTTTTGGGTGTTCAAGTGTTAAAGTCTGATGCTTTGCACAACAAGAGCCCTTTGAACTATTTACCGAATAACTCGCAAGTTGAATATTTTGGATCCTGTCCGGGTAGATCCGTGACGAAGACTAGTGTTCAAGTCACACCTATCAGCGCGCATATCATTGACGTGTGTGGTATACCCAACATTTATCGCGGACCCAAGTTTCATCCTGAATGGTTTGGTTGGCAAGAATGCTTAGCCAATCTAGCTGTTCCAGCGCATCCTTATCCTCATGAGCTTTTGTCACTTGCTATTCGCGATTACAAAGCTCCATTGTTGACTATATTTGCGAAAAGTATGTGGAGATCTGCTCGACCCTTGACTGATCAAGAGAATTTGTGTGGTATTCCTGGACGAAAGTTTATGGATGCCATAAAATTGAATACATCGGTCGGTTTTCCTTTGACAGGTCCGAAACGTGCTTTCGTAACTGAACTTGAACCAACTGATGATTTTCCTAATAATCGAGTTCTTGATGCTATTTTGATGGATGAAATCCGTCGCATCGAGGAATGCTATAAGCGAGGGGAACGAGGATACCCCATTGCTAAAGCATGTAAGAAAGATGAAATATTGACTAAAGACAAATGTCGAATTTTCTATGGGAATGCGTTGTCCCTTACATTTCTTATTCGAAAATATTATCTACCACTTTTGAGAGTTTTGCAAATGAATCCTCTTGTTTCTGAATGTGCTGTTGGTATTAATTCACATGGCCCTGAATGGGAAGAATTTCATCAACATGTAATGCAATTTGGAGAGGATCGTCTTTTTGGAGGTGATTATGGAAAATATGATCAAAAATTACCATCACAGCTGATTTTTGCAGCAATGCGTATCTTAATTGATTGCGCTCGTGTTTGCAAGTATTCTGAAGCTGATATTAGTGCGATGGAAGCAATGACTGGAGATATAGTCTATGCTTACATCGCATATAATGGTGATTTAATTGGTTTAACTGAAGGGACTCACATTAGTGGAAACTCATTGACTGTGATTATCAATGGGATTTGTGGGTCTTTGAATTTGAGATGTTTCTTTTACTCGATGTATCCCGCCAAAACGTTTGAGGAGCGTATGATTTTTAGAGATTATGTTGCAGCAATGACGTATGGTGATGATAACATTGGATCTGTTAGAAGAGATATCGATAAATTCACAATTAAAGGGTGTTCCGAGTTTCTAGCTAAATACGGACAGGTATACACTATGCCTGATAAGGAATCTGATCTTTTAGATTTTCTGCCACCCGATGAATTTGAATTCTTGAAACGCTTCAGTGTGTATCATCCTGCGCTAGGACGACACGTTGGAGCATTGCTCGACAAATCTATCTATAAATCATTACATTGTTTCATGCGTGAAAAGAATGATGTGATGACTAAGGAAGAGGCATGTGCCCAGAACATTGATGGTGCACTTCGAGAATGGTTTAATCATGGTGAGGACAAATTTGAAAAACAACGAACGTTGATGACTGAAGTAGCTAAGCGATCGGGTATCTCACATATGTGCTCAGGTCTGGATGTGTCATATTCAGATCGTGTTGCCGAATGGCAACACAATTATGGCGAAGACGCCGAGCATTAAGTTGCTCACCGTCACTCTGGAGACGTTTAAATCCAGCCCAGTTTCAATACTGATGGTTAGCAAAATTGATGCATGTATATGGATACCGTATGTTCGTAACATTTGATTGTTTTATTAACGAGTGTATAGGCTTTGCATGTAAAAGGGTCCCTAAAGGGGAACGGAAGTGAGCTCACCCTGCTCAATTGTAAATAATCCGTTTTATGGAATCAATTCGTTCCATGATCTGTACATAAAGAATTGGTAACACATGTAAACAAATCACACAATTTATTAACCAAGAACTGCAATCCACTTTTACAGGTGGCCTTGGTGAGAAAGATGCAACAAAATCTGAATCGGAGATTCAGTGCCAGAAGGTGAGATTCGCTCCCCAATCTGGTAATGAGACTACAGGAGATGCCTCCATTAAGAAGGCACCATCTATGAGAACAGAACAAAATATTCATTTCAGGGATCAGAATCCTGCTTATAGTTATGATGTATTGGCTAGCACCGATCCAACAAGAACTTTGCAAGACTCTGATGATGCTGATTTGGGTAATTTCTTTTCCCGACCCATTAAGATTTCAACACAAGAGTGGGCGACTTCGACTGCGTTGGCGTACAATTTTGATCCTTGGTCATTGTATTTCAACAACACTCGTGTCATCAATCGTATTTCAAATTTTAATTTGCTTCGTTGTAAGTTGCATTTGAAAGTTATCATAAATGGGAACGGTTTCCAATATGGACGAGCTATAGTAGCTTATAATCCTTTGGATACTCATGATGATTTTGGTACATTTTCGGCTCTTGTGCCTGCTGATTTAGTTCAGACGTCACAATTGCCGCATGTTTATCTTGATCCAACGACATCCACTGGAGGTGAAATGACATTGCCATTTTTCTTTCATAGGAACTACGTGAATTTACCTAACACAAGTTATGATGAGTTGGGTAGGGTTTACGTACAATCGTTGAATTCATTGAAGCATGCCAATGGAGCTAATGATGTTGTCACGATTTCTATATTTGCCTGGGCTGAGGATGTAAGTTTGAGTGTGCTCACTACTGTTGAGCCTACAACTATCATACCTCAATCAGGTAAAGAATCTGAAGTTGATCAAGCAAATAAGATGGGCATTGTCTCTGGTCCTGCAACAGCAGTTGCAAAGGTGTCTAATGCGATGAGCGTGATTCCAGCGATAGCTCCTTTTGCTCTTGCGACTTCATCAGTTGCAACAGCTCTTGCTGGAGCTGCCAAATCACTTGGATACTGCCGACCAACAGTTACCAAGAATCCTGATCCTTATCGTCCTACACCCACATCACAATTAGCGACAACAAACACTCCTGATACAGCCATTAAATTGACTGTTGATGAAAAACAAGAGTTAACTGTTGATCCTAGAATTGCGGGTATTGGGCCCGATGATCCTATGTCTATTCGTGAGATAGCTAAGCGTGAGAGCTATCTCACTAAATTCACATGGGCTATTGGGACTGCTCCTGAGACTTTGTTATGGAATGCTCGACTTGATCCTGTTACTTGGGCTGAAGATGCAGGACCACCACAATCATTTCATTTTCCAGCTTGTGCAATGGCAGCTTTGCCTTTCAAATACTGGACAGGTACTATGAGATTTCGATTTCAAATTGTTTGTTCAGCCTTTCACAAAGGCCGTTTGAAGTTTGTGTATGATCCAAATTTTCTTGCATCAAACGAGTACAATGTGAACTATTTGGAGGTGATTGATATTGCAGATACACAAGATTTCACTATTGAGATTGGTAATGGACAGAATGATACCCTTCTGGATCATCACCGACCCGGTCTTGATTCAGTGACACAAATGTACTCAACAACTCCGTATGCTTCTACAGAAGAGGGCAATGGTGTTTTGGGAGTTTATATTGTGAATGAGCTTACTACTCCCAATAGCACTGTGAACAATGATATTGAAATTAACGTTTTCGTTTCGATGGGTGATGATTTTGAAGTTTTTGTACCCGATGATCATTTTCAAGCTTTTGTGTTTAAACCTCAATCTGGTATGGAAACGCTTGTACCTGAGAGTCAAGACACAGAAGAACCCTCCGCCCCACAACATTCCAATTCTGATAAGTTGGGTCCTGCGATGCAAGATACAGCTTTAACGAATATGGTATTTACTGGTGAGAGTATTATGTCATTTCGTCAAATTCTTAAGCGTTACAATTTGTGGAGAAGAGAATCTTATGCGACATCTGGTCTCTTTTTGAATGTTGATCGCAAACAAAATATTTATCCCTTCTTTAGGGGCGCGTTTGGAGGTGCTGTCGATGTCACTGGTGCTGCGGCCCCGTATAATTATTGCAATACTGTGATGATTCATTGGGTTACGAATGCGTTTGCCGGATGGCGTGGTAGTATTCGATATAAGATTTTGTTTGATACAAATCGAATTACGAGTGCTACGAACATGTCATCGCGTGTATATGTTGCACGAGAAGATATAGCGCCTGCTGGAGCTGCTAAGTATTCAAATGTATCCGTCGCACAAGGTTTTTATCTTACCAATGAGGATGCTGCAGCGCAAGTGATTAAGGGAAACACTGATGTGACTGGTGTGAAAGGTATGGTTTTTGCTACTGATGTCATTAACAATGCCATTGAATTTGAAGTGCCTTTTTATTCACCTTTCCGGTTTGCCCCAGGGAAGGATGCAAATTACACTAGTGCAGCAACCTTAACACGTGCACCAAATTGGATCATGTGCGCTCGTTTATATCAGAATGAGCGTACGGCAATGGATTACCATGTTGCAACAGGTGAGGATTTTCAAGTTTATTTCTTTACTGGATTACCTCGCATGTATTATGAAGCGACACCACCTGC